AACTCTATAATTAGAGTATTCCTGTACGTTCAATGTAGGTGTATCGGGTGTTTCTGTGATTACACTATCAGGTGTGGGTGACCCTTCAACTGGTTCCGCTGACTGTGCCGCGATTTCATCGCTCATATTTCTCCTAGAATCCGTAATGGTTGTTCTAATACTAGAATGGGCGTTCCCTAACGGGGGGTATGGTGGATACCCCCCGCTGGTTTAGATGCGTTAAAACGCATCCTGAAGCGTCTGGTGACCTATTGCGGCGGTACTGCCTGCGACAGTTGCTGGGCAGCCAACATTGCCTCAACCTCGGGGCTGGCTGGTGGCGCACCCGCACCACCAGCATCACCCGCAGGTATACCTTGTTGTTGTGGTGCAGCGTTAATAAACTCGTCGGGGTTTTTGACACCAAAACCCATTTGCAACACATAGGCGGCAAGTTTGCCCATGTCAACGATACCCGCACCAGCAAACGGTGCAAGGGCATCAACCATCTGCAATGCCATTTGACGGCGGAACGATTCGTTGGCTGGCTGCGTTGAACCTGCGGCAACCTCAAAATCAAAATTGCCTTGCAAATAGTCACGGTCAAAATTAACCCAGACAGGTTCGCCGTCTTTGCCCATAACACGTGCCACCTGTTCGCCAATCATGTATTGTTGCGCCAATTGTACCATACGGCGACCAATTTCGGCAATACCCTGCTCAACAGTAGCCAACTTGTCCGAAGTTCTGGCATTAGCGGCATCTTGCATCAACGATGTTTCGGTTGCCGTGCGGCGAATCTCCGATACGCCGCCACGCTGGAACTCTGTAACACCAGAAATACGGTCAATATCACCAACAATTAAATTGGTTTGATTATAAAACTCTGGCGGGTTGATAACCGCTGGAAAAGCGGAGACAACGCTAGCCAAACTTTCATCCGAAATAACGGGAACCATAACATTGTCTTGGTCGGATTCTAAAGCGGTGCGTCCCAACTGGTCAAACGCATTTTCTTTATACAAATATTTGCGAGCAAACTTTTTGCGATGATTCATCATCTGTGAACGTGTTTCGTTCAACTCTTTTTGCAACGGCTCAATAGATTCCAAATCACCCATCGGATAAAAATGGTCAGGAATGTCATAGTTGCGTAACATGACAAATGGTTGCCCAAACGAGTACGGCATTTTGATGGGTTTAACTAAGAAATTTTCGCCTTGTTCCGAAAAAATGCTCATCGTATTGCCCGCTATGTCATAATATTCCCAAATTTCCGCATACCCAACATTTTTGTCGTAAATTTTTTTGCGTGACGGGTCATCGGCGTAACGGCTAACAGCCATAACTTTAACCTGCTCACGGGCGGTTTTGTTGTAACGTTTATCCTGTTTGACATCGTTGATAGGTCGGCGGATACGTTGCGCAATCCAACGAATATCGTGCATGCTAGTCGCATCTGGGTCAACAAAAACATCATTTGGTGAAACCCGTTCAGCGAACGGGCTATCTTCCAAAATAACACTAATCGGTGTAGACTCTCCGCCTTCAACGGCATCGGAAACTTCCGTATCACCACCTTGGGTGTCCTCTTCTTCAACGAAACGGTAACCAACCTTCATCCAGCCATGCCCAACTGTTAGCATGTCTTTGACGGCACGACGAAAATGTGAACGAATATCACGATGTTTCCACCAATAGTTTACTACCGCTTCAGCAATAACCGCTTGTGCCGCATTATCTGGATTGACGGCATTGACAGTAATTTTAGGATAGTTAACCGAGATACTCGGCGAAATGACGTTAATAGTAGAAAACGAAATGTTGACCAACATACGGTCCTCGTTTTTGTAGTCGTCAAAGTGGCGACCTTTGTACATGTCAACCATGCGCCGCCAAGTACCGTCATAACCATCTTCTTTACGCCATTTACGGCTAGCCTCAATACGTTGTTTGGACTGCGCCAAATAATCTGTCATGTTTTTCTTAACCATTATTTATTCCTGCCTTTATGCCACCCGATATGTTCATCTAACTTTGTGCCAACGTTATCAACTTTATCAGCAACTTTGCGCAACAAATCCCTGGATTCGGCATGTTGACTACTGTTTTCTGAACGCAATTTGTTTAAAATAACCACCACTGGACCCGTAATTAGCGCCACAACAATAGGTACAAAGATGGCTTCCATATTACATCCAATTAGTTACAGGTTCAGCCTGAACCCCGTTAATAGCAGCATCCGACACAATTTTACGCTGTTTTTCGGCAATAGTATCCCCATGAAAGTTGTCCTTGCCGTAAGTAAACCCTAAACGAACACTTTTTATGTGACAGCCAAAACAAATTGCACCACGATAGGGCAATTTTTCGTCAAAAAACTCTTTGGAACACTCTTTACAGGTAAAATTTGTCATCTAATAACACTTTTGCGTTCCCAAACTACACAAACGGGGTCTGACTGCGCACATTATGTGCGCCGATAGGAGTTTTTTCCGCTTTTCTGCCCCCGAAAATATGTTTTTCCCACCACAATAAACTATTTTCGGGCGGTTTATTAGACGGACGATACTCAGGCAACCAAACATACTTCAACATCTGATTAGCAATAGCCAAACTAATAACACGGTCATCATGCGGACTACCAGACATCTTACCATTTTCTCTCCGAACAAAAGTACGCAACTCCGCAATAGTTAAACGGTCATAAATTTGTATCGTATCGGTACGCATAGCGGCAGACAACTCATCAATAGCCAAAGGTTTAGTAGTAGCCGTAGTGCGCCAACCCAAAATATCCGTAGCCTCGGGACGAACATGCGCCAAACGGCGCTGTTTATAAAGATTTTTATAACCGTGTCTCTGGGCAGCCTTAAGGGTGGTTAAACCATGATTATTGTTTTCAATACCCAACAATGCGGTATTATACCACCAACCTATTTCCGCCAACATTTCGCCAAACAAATCTGGTTCAATACGACCATGCCAAGTAGCGACAACGACACCACTTTTGGCATCTATGATATGTGCCGAACTATAGTCGCCGTAAGATAAACCTTCGGCAACGTCAGCGCCAATTACGTAAACAGATTCTTTTTGCGGAAAAGCCCAAACATGCAACTCGCCGTTATTCGAATATCTGAACTCGCCGTTACCGTCAGAATACAAATGATAATATCCACGACTAGGTTCCACAATGGACATGTCATCCAACATTTGAATATCGAAAACAGGATTACCTGACTTAATAAACGCTTCTTCGGGGAATGTAGGATATTCTTGATGTAGTTGCCAAGGGTGCATATTAGCCGCTTTGGCATCATACCAATCCTGATTACGTTCACCGTCAGCAGACCAAGGAAAAAAGATGCCCTTAAACTTGTTGGCATTGGTTTGAGAACCAACCCACAACTCGTGATAAAAATTACCCGACCCATTGGCGGTAGACAACCCAATGACACGACCACCAACGTCCGTAACGGGTTCAATAGAAGCCCACGCTTCTTCGGCATTAGGCAAAAACGCCCATTCGTCAACAATCACCAAATACACCGACTCACCACGAGCAGGGTCGTTGCTGGATGGTAATGATTCTATGGCAGATTCGTTGTCAAACACCATTTTTAACTGATGTTCGGTAATTTGTTGCGGACCACGCAACTTAAACCACTGCGGCAAAAACCTGTAACCATACTTAGCCTTCGATAACAACTTTACGGATTCACGTTCGGTACGGCTCAACATAACAATAAAACGGTCAGCAAAAAAATATGCCAACCAAAAACTGTAAGCGGCAGCCAACGTACTAAAACCAATTTGACGAGCCTTCAGAACAATACTATAACGTTCACTCATCCAAGTATAAACAGTTTCGGTTTGCGCCAAACGCAACTTAAACAAAATACGTCCCCTTTGGGGATGTTTTACATACCAATACTTTTCACAAAAATAAGAAAAAGCCGCCAACTGCTCATCAACAGTAGCATTTTCGGGTCCACGACACTTACGAAACTCTGCTTCGTTTAACAATTCATTTAATTCCATTATTTACCCCAAGGCTGCCAACCATTACCGTTACGTTTCTCAGAATATTTGAAAATAGCCAAACCAGCCCGTAAATTAACTTTGGGAATCAACAACTGTTGACAAGAACTTAAAATTTTTTGAGATTGCAACCACCCATTAGGATTATATTTATTCGGCAAACACCAAAACTGGTTGATTTGCAACAACCCACTAGACCCACCGTTAGGGTCAGACGAATTAAACACATTAGGAAAACAACGTGACTCACGCCAAATTACATAATCTAACTTAGACAAATGCGACCTAGACCAACCTGCATCCAATGCATCATCCAACCAATGCCCACACCGACCAACCAACTCCCTAGATACGGCGTGAACATGGCTAATTGGCATAATCAGACATGCAACAATAATGGATATAAACCATTTACGCATAACACCATCCTAACAGATTGTTATTTAGATTGTTGCAAAAACTCCAAAACCGCACTAGGAACATCATTCCCAGCAACATAGCGGATATGCCAAGGCTCAGACTGAACCTCGTGACTAAAACCAAATTTTTCGTTATTATTCTGCAACCACTTCAAAACCTTGCCACTGGCATTAGCAACATCAACAGCCAAACCAAGCATGTGACGACTACAAGTTTTGGGGTTATCGTTTGGCGCAGCCAAAGGCGCAAAACCCTTTTTAAGCCACCATTTTCGACCATTCCACGTCCTGCTAGTAGAATTAGTAACAGGTTCTTTTTGATAACGTTGCAAAAACGCTGTCTTTTGCTGTTCAATGCTACGAAACTGGTCACCTAAACTAGTGGGTTTTAATGTAATGCCGTCCGCAGCAGCGGCGGCAACCATTGCATCCCACGCATCAGCGGCACACAATTCCATTTTGCCCCCACCAGAACATTTACGTAAAATATTTGGCGTAATTTGACTAGGTTTTTTGCCCGCTAGATGGTTGCAAAACTTTATAGGTGCAACCAGTAATGGCATTATTTTTGTACAGTTCGTCCAAACGCAGGGTCGCTACTATTGACCCAACGCAAAACTGGTGGAATCAACGCAGCAACCGCTGCTTTAGCCAAATCATCTGGCGCATAATTACCAGTAGCAATCACGGCGACGACAGCACCGAGTACGCTTCTAGCGTATGATTCTAGTGCTGCTTTTTGTTGCTTGCTTATTTTCATTGTTTATCCTTTTCTGGTAGCGGTATCAGCCACCTAGTTAGATAGCGACCCA